CAAGTGTTCCATCTCGGAAATCTAGCACAAATTGCAGGAGTTGTCTTTCTTCTGGGTGTGCCATGAGTGCTTCATTAACCATAGTAACACTGGCAGTTAGAGAAGGAACAACCCATAGGAACTCAATTGAACCTGATTCGGGATGGTATTGGTATACAACTTGATCATGCTGTGGTGTTGGGCAAGATTCTCGTGCAAAGTAGTAATTACGCATTACATTCTTCATGAGTCGTTCTTGCTTAACTAAAACTACTACAAAGAAATCACTCGTATATTTCTTACACCCGGCAACAATAGCCTCGTGAATATTCTTTTCGTAATCAGTGAGCATCTCTTTCATCTGATCATGAGCAGAATGAGTGTTTTCGTGTGAATTCTTTAGCATGTCCGTTGATATCTTACCTACTGTCTCGCGTGTCATACTATCCTTGTTATTATTTTAACGTATTTTCTTTTAACTGCTTCTTTTGTGATCTATCTGATTGATCAAACAGTTCGTTGATATTCTTTTCGTAATGAGCGATCATCTCTTTCATCTGATCATGAGCAGAATGAGTGTTTTCTAGTGAATTCTTTAGCGTGTCCGTTGATATCTTACCTACTGTCTCGCGTGTCATACTATCCTTGTTATTATTAGTGATGATTACTTTTTGTTTTTAGGATTCAGCTCTGGGTACTTTGAGTACACTTTTTTACGAATACCTGCTGGGTCAGGAGCATTATGAGCAAGAGAAAGTGCTGCCATTGCGCGCTTCTTACTGTTTATTGGGTAGCTATAAGGAGAAGTCCCGCCAGACTTACCAGCAAAGTCACTCTTCTTAACGCTTTTATATTCGCCTGTGTTAGACGCTCCAGGCTTTTTCTCAAGCTTCTTCTCTGCAGCCTTAGATATCTTTTTACCTTTAGCTACAGTTACCATTTTAGCCTTAGGTTTAACCATCTTCTTGGACTTTACGCAATTTTTACAAGCCACAGTATTTCCTTAAGGTTTTAATGTATTTTCTTTTAACTGCTTCTTTGGTTTCTTAGTCTTCTTACCTTGCATGTTAGGCGGTGTGCCCAATATATCGTAAGCGATCTTAGTAGCTTTCTTATTAGATCTTGGCATAGATGGCATAGTGTCTCCTGGTTACTCACTGCAGAGCTAAAGAAGGTTAACCCTGCAGTGAATTATTAACAACTTAACTATAAGAATTGGCGATATTACTCAACCATTCCTTTAATATAGTTAGGATTGTTACGTGCTTTTTTAGCCAACTTGTCTATACCATCCATTGAATCATCAATGTAGGTTTCAGGGAAGTATGACGGATTCTCTGGATAGAGTTTAGTCATAGTTTCTGTCGGCATATTAGCGACTTTAGATGAATCATTTTTTACCATGTATCCACCCATTGAGTCATAATAACGTTTCTTTGCCATGTTGGCCTTTCGTAGAAACTCCTCCACTAAAGTGAAGAAAGGTTAGTGTTGTTACTGTCGCCTCTATCTACTTCCGGAACAGCTGTAGGCACAACGTCCGGATTTGGATTATTTACAGCATCCTCCGCTTTTGCAATATTTGCAATAGTGAAGAGTTTATGTAATTGATCCAATTCTATTGTATCTATTTCTTTAAGCGCTTTAACAAGGTCAAGAATGCCTGAGAAGCGGTCTTTCTGAGCCTGTGCTTCACGTTCTCCAGCCAACGCCTTATTCTCATCAATCCTACTAAGTCTTTCTTCGCCCATAGAGTTATCAGCATTAGCTCTAGCATTAGCCATCTTAATATTGGCTTCTTTCTCTTGCATAGCGACCTTAAGTTCCATTTCCTGCATCTCAGATTGTTTTTTCTCTTGAGCTGCTGCATTCTCCATGATCTTAGTCTTATTCTGAATGGTAGATGCTTCAAGTAAGTCTGCAGAAGTAATAGGTACGCCAGCTTCTCTAAGTTCAAGCATTTGAGCAAACTGCATCTGCCGTTGTGTTGATGTATTAAGTCCATCTTCAACCGCTGCGTCATATGTTCCAAAAGCTTTATTGTAGAACTGATCTGTAGGCTCATCTTCTATGATTCGCTTAATCTTACCAGGAGTGAAGTTAGCTTGGATATAAGAAATCATCAAGTTGCCAAGCTGCTTTTGTGATCTATCTAATTGATCAAACAGTATCTGTAGTGTAGTAAGACCAGCACCTTGACGAAGCATAGAGAGGATTCCAGACTTGTCATCAGTAGCTGAACCGAGTAGTTCTTCGTTAACACCAGAGATCTCTTGCACTTCTTTAGCAAGTAATTCTGAAAGTTGAATCATTGATGGCGGTACTTGAGGTGCCATGATTTGCTCGACGTCAGACATGAGGGCTTCTTCTTTAAGCGCAAGTCCTTTGCCTTGTCCAGCAAGGTTAAACACATCAGCGGGGTTAACTAAGGCATTCTCTTTGTACTTCCAACCAGAATTTATTTGTGACTCTAATATATCAAGTTCTACAACTCTACGACGGTTATAAAGATATTGTGCATCACGTAGATTTCTTACCACACCTTGAATTCTATACGGGTAATAAGGCATTTGTGGATTAAAATATCCTAAAACAGGAACAAATGGATACTTATCTACACCCATTGGGTTAGGCCCATGATAAAGCACCTTGTTCTGTACTCTAACGGCAAGTTTAACGGTAGGAATCTCTTGATCAATGAGCTGTATTTGGGGATACATAGTCATAAACTGACGTAATGCATCCTTATCGTCGCTCTTCCATTCCATTGCTTCACCAGTCTGTACATCTACAAGAAGCTTCTGCTGCCTATAGGTACGATAGTAGTACTCATCATACGCTAGTAATTTTTTCTTATCATAAGCATAGTTCTCTGGCATGAACTGGAATTTACCATCACGAGCATCATAAGAAGAGAGTGAATCTACTTCTTTTTTCATCTCAGGTAAAAGAGAAACTGCTTCTGCTCGAGTTACATAGGTTCTTTTCCATATACCATTACAATCTGATAGATCAGCCTTGCGGAAGTATGGATCAATAATGAATGAGTTATTAGCTGCATTATCAAGCTTCATGTTACCTGAAACTGGATCTTCACGGTAATCCATCCACAAGTGAAGTAAATTCATACCTGTGATTAGAGTTCCATGTCTAAACGAATCAGATATAGTTTCAAGCATCTGCTCACGTCGAACAGACCACATGATAACCTTAGTAAACTGATCTGCCGTATCTTGATCACCATTCTCTACCGGTGTTACCGTAATAGATTTACGATGACGCCGTTGAAAACCATCTATATTGTTAATGATTCTTTTTATTCTATTAAACTGAAACTGCTTATTTCGTGCACCAGCTTGGGCACCATAAAGCTCTGCCCATACTGACTGATCTCCGACCTCAAACCGAGTATCTATGTCAGCTTCAGCCCATTGAGACTGGTTAGTGGTTATTGTCTCTTGATAGAAGTTATCCATCTGTTGACCGATTTCATATCCATCAGGTTCATAATATGGTGAGTAAAGCTCAGGAATTGACGCCATTCACTGTTCCTTTTGTTGGTATCTCAGAAATAAATTAATTCTAGAATGTGTACGGAATAGATGCAAGTATTATTGCTAAATTACTTCTATATCTTTACCATAGGTAGCATTGGTATCATATATAAGTCTCATTAAAACGAAAATAATAGTATGAAGAAGAAGCAATTCTCTGCAAGGATAGATGAAAAAGTATTAGAAAAAACAAGAGACCTAGTTTACTGGCAACCAGGCCTCAAGTTTAATAAGTTTCTTGAAGATGTACTTAAAGCAGTCCTCTCTCAGTGGGGTGACAAGATAAAAGAACGCCCTAAGAATTAGTAACAAATAAAAATGTACCAAAACTTCTGGGGTAAATGGTTGGGATTCTGGGGTAAATGGTTGGGATTCTGGGGTAAATGGTTGGTAGTTACCCCACATATAGTTCGGTAGTTACCCCCCATCTCTGTAGCAGCAAGTTGGTTCTAAAAAGAGCCGGGCAGTCATTTATATGCTATGTGACGGCTATTGATCCTCAAACAGTGGGATATCTTCACGGTAATTACTCAAGGATGATACCTTGCGAGACTCTAAGTCTATATCTTCCAAAGTTCCATTAAAGAACATAGCTGCGAAAACTGCTATAGTTGGCCCACAAAAGAAGTCATACGAGAGTATATCGATCCTAGCAGTGCCAAACTTAGGAGAAAAGTGAGCATAGATACTATAGTTATCCCCAAACTGGATTACATGAATACCTTCTTCCTCTTCACATTTAGCTTGATCACCAAAATCAACTATCGTTATCTTTCTATCGTTGATCATTCGAGCCATAAGGTAGAATGACTTGATATAGTTCTGTATATGCTCTGGATTGCCAATAAAGCATGGATTACAGTCGGTGAGTTTAATGATTGTATGGTATTCCTTAGACTCAACAACTTGATCACTAGCAGTAGAATTCTGTGGCACCATCAAGCTAAGTGATAGTAGTGTAGTAGCTATCCAATTGTTCATTATAAATCCTTCTCTAGCAATAAAAGCTTAGCTTTAAGTTTGGCTATATAATCAGCATCTAGTAATGAAATTTTAGATTTAAGTTTATCTATATAATAAGTTTGAGATTCAATTAAATCCCGGAGAGATTCTATCGTTTTATCATTATCTATTGAATCTCTTTGATCCATTTCAACGTCGAATACCTCACGCGTTGCAGCACCAACCCCATATTCTAACTTTAGTATTTCTTTATCGATGTTTGATTGGTCTGGAAATTCAACCCCCCTTAAGCGTTTCATTTCACACTCAAGTGATGTAACTTTCTCCTCGAGTTTACCTATATGTGAATAATCCATACGGGCCATCGATAACATATATTGTAATGATTCCCCGTAGTAATCTGTATGATCAAAGTTTGATCCGTGGAGAATATCTTTTACTTTATCCAATATTCCTTGCCATGTATTTGGTCTTTTTTCCATTATAAATCCTTGTAGTTTATAGTTTTAGATATCTTTTTAATGTACAATGCAAATGCATAAGAGTACAAAAAGCCAAGAGCAGAAGTATGTATCATCAACAGTATTCCTAATAAGTAGCTCATTCTATCTCCAGTTATTTAGTTTTTTTTACTCTCTACTGCTAAAAAATCTACATCACAAGACTCAAGTTTACGTGTTAGGTATCTTGTCTATCTTGATATCTCTAACCTGTCCAGACCCAAGAAACACCATGCTCTTGCCATCCATAGGAACCGGTATAAAACCGAACCGATTAGGCTCCGGTGTGCGTGGAGAGTCTCCATAATCTAAGAGTTCATAAACGTCATCATTATGCATTGTTATAGTTACTTTATACGTATTCATATCTTCCCTTAGTGTTGTTTTCTAAAAGGAGCTGGCAACCCTGCATCAGCACCATACATAGCTCTATAGTATCTTGCATCCAACTCTTCTTTAGTAGAGTTATTATCTTTAGTCTTGGGTAATGTAATAGCTAGATATCTCATAGAATCTGCCCAATGAGAATGTTGATCATGGAGAGGTCTTGGCTTATAGATCTTATTGCGAGCATCATACTCTTGCCTATAGTTATCAAGCGCCTTCACCAAGTTTACACACCTAACACTATCTATCCATACCTTGTTGAGCATAGATCTTACTGATTCAATACCATCTATAACTGAAACACTAGGAGCCACAATGAACCTAATACCTAGCTGACGAGCTTTCTCTAGCCTTGTCATACCTGTACCAAATTCCTTTACCTTTATATCGTGTGGAGCTATATGCTTTCCGTACGTATACGGCTTGTTTTGTATCACCTTAGTGTAATGCTCAAGACCTACCTTAGAGTTCTCATAGCAGTCTATGATACGTATAGAAGAACCAATGTTCTGGAAGAAGATAATAGTTGTACTGTCACGCACACCCAAATCCCATGCGGTATGAACTGGGAACCCAGCTTCCCAAGCAACATCACCAATACGAGTCTCAAGACGCATCTTATCAAGATACTTAGTGTAATAGGCTCCTTCGATACCAGAATCAAAGCTGCAGTAGAATTCTTGTTGTATGAGGTCCTCTGAAAGCTCAGCACGTTCTTGCTCCATAGCCTCGTCACTAATATGACGAGTATCATCAAGGGTTAATCTGATGCATTTCCAGTTCTCTGACTCACGTGCTATCTCATAAAGTGCATATAGGTGATTCGAGCGACCGCGCGGCGTAGATATAAACAAAGCCCAACCATCATTTGCAGCTAAAATAGGGCGTATATAACTATAAGCCGTCGGATCCTGCAGAGAATACTCTGAGAATATAACCCCATAAGGGTTAGTTCCCATTAAAGCGTCATAATTATCTGAGCCTACTAGTTGTAGTAGAGATCCATTAACAAAACGTATCTTCATCTCCTGAGAGTTCTGAGATGCGATAAGTTCTTTAGGTATATAATCTATAATACGTTTGCCATCGTTTGTTATAGAGTCCCAAATAACACGCTTAGCTTGAGAAAATGTTGGGAATACGTAATAGACTACACAGACCTTACGCAAGCACTGCCGAATAGCTACATTAAAAGCTGTAATATCTTTGCCAGAGTTGTGTACTACATAGCCATTGGCAACAAAGTTATGATGCTTTGCTGTTTCAATATCATAGAGTACCTCAATTTCACCTGTTGTTTTCTTGAATCTGGACCTATAGCATCCTCTAAACACCGTTGTTTCTTTTGTGTATTGATTTACGATAGATAGAGCCTTTTCTTGAGCTTCTTCTTTTCCATAAATACGCTGAGATAAAATCTTTTTTATGGCGGAAGACTTACCAATTTTTACTTTCCAATTTGACCCGCGTTCTAAGTAAGGAGAATGAGGAACTATTCCTATTTTACGCAACAACCAATAAATATCCCACGCGTAATCGTAACTTACTCCGCAGCTTAATGTGATTTCGACTGATCTTGGTACTTTGTGATCACTCGTCTTGGCAGTAAATCCTTTTTCGTTACAGTAAATATTTCCATCAGCCGAAATCAACCCGCTAAAGAAGGCAATAATACTATCGTATGACCACTTCCATACACACTTTGGTAGCCTCTGTTTTGACTTAGAAACATCTAACTTCTCGTTACGAAAAAGCTCCTTTACTTCATTAATACTTTTGCCACCTCCTCTAGTTCCATTGGTAAAGCCAATATCGAAAGCGTTACCTTTTTTACGCCAAATAGACTGCACTCTAAAGTATTTACGCGCTAACAGCTCTACCCTTCTAAGAATATGTGAATTGGTATTAGTGAATTTAGGCTGCTGATGTCCTGATACATACCCGTCAGCGAGCATATACCCCCAAAACTCGGCTATTTCATGATCATACTCTGTATCAATTGAACTATCGTGACATTTTCTACCAGCATACTGTAAAAGTGATCTATTTTTCCCTATATCCTCTAGCTCATTCCATTTAACATATTTACTCGCACTACTGGTATGAGCAAACTCATGATTTTCAGATGCTACAATAGGTAAGTATGCTCCACTACGAATAACATACGTATCCTTAGCTCCGGTACTCCATTTCTTAGCTACCGTATCTTGAACAAATGACTCTCCATTCCAAGAAAGTATATTATCTCCACGCTTTATATCACGCAGAAATTTCCACGAGCCATCGGCCATAGTTATGTGTGTAAGCCCTGAAAGGCACCTACGTGGAAGAATAGCGAGTACACGCTTATAACCATCCTTCTCAATAGCATCTATTATAGGCCATTGATAATGACGTGGCTTAAACTTCTTGAGCTTTATTTGTGTCTCTATCGGAAGCTTCATTGGTACTATCTCTCTTGTTATCTAATGCTACATCTATTCTGTAAACAATAAGACGCATTTGTTCTATTAGGTCCCTTGTCTTATCTATCTCTTGTTGAGTCCACCATACAGGCATATCCTTGTTAATGTCTATACTACTCACGATCGTCATCTAGGTCTGGAACATCAAACTTGATTCCTAAAAGCTGAGCTACTGCATCCTTTGTGTTCTTCAGCTCGGTATGGTACTTATTATCTTTCTTGTATCGAGGAAGATAGTTATGCAAAACAAAAGAAGTACCCTTCTCTGAGTAACGCTTAGTTAAAAGACCTTCTTCAAGCATATTACCTAAGATGATCTTACCTGCGTTGATAGACTCTCTGAGGATCGTGTTTCTCTTACGCCAAATCTCCATAGTGTCATAGGGTATACCCTTGTCCTCTAGAAAGCGTTCTAATGAGAATCTATTTCGTTCTGATGGTTCTAATACTCTTGACTGTCTACACCATGAGACAAACTCTTGTCCTATGTGCTCTAAGTACTCATCGCATACGGGTTTTAGCTTAAAAGACCACATGCATAAGTACTCATCTTGCCACCTTACGGCTTTTTTTGCGGGTTTAATAACTTTAGTGGTAGGTTTAGTTATTTTCTTTTTGGTCATACACTTCACTCTTTTTAAGTTGTCGTATAGTAAATTCTGTGCGTGGTTTTCTAGCGTATAAACGCTCTGCATTAACTTTATAAATAATTACGGGGTCTTCGAATAATACTTCCTGACATATCTCTGCTATAAGCTTTATGAGATTGAAAAGGTCAGGCTTCATGTTAGCAGGGGTGCTCTCCCATAGAGAGCTGTCTTGTACTCTACTAGGTATTGGCATAAAGAACGTAACATCCATGATAATGGGACCATCGTATAACGGTCTATCGTCATGTTGATTGGTAAGATGAATACTCATTACCAACTTATGATGCTTCTGTGTACTGTATAATCTCTTACCGTTTACTCCAGCATGAGCCCATACTACAGGGTCTCCGTCTAATACATATTTCATAATGCTCCTAAGTTTTAGCGAGCGTAACATTTTTGTATAAAGTGGTCATTCTCATAATCACTTATTCACACTCGGTGAAATGGATTGTTAAAGTAACAGTAGCGGTAACTATCGCAGATACTATAGAAGATGCTGCAACATAACATGCGATTTTTTTCTTTGTTATAGACTTAACTTCTTGTGTATGAGCCTTTGTATCTATTTCATGAGACCTAAGCTCAAGAGCTCGCTGATTTACAAGTATCTCTATAAACTTAAGCTTAGCTGTATCATCACTATCTGAGTCTCTAGAGTTTCTTCTAGAAGAATAAGGGCTTCTGTCGTTATCAATAATATCATGAGGCAGTGTTAGACTTTGTAGGGTATCCATATGGACAAGCTTACTTTCTCTTTTTTCAGGAGAGTCAGTTAACATTCCTCTAAGTGGTGAACATATTCCTATAAGCGCTATCACATACTTATTCATTACGATCCCTTTCAAATAACTTGCACTAGTTATCAATACCTACCCGATTGATAGTATAACGATCGTAGGATTTATCTAGTGATACCTTTTTGTTTTAGACGATCATTTTCTTTTACAATGTCAGGTATAGGAAACATCTCTAAAAAGTTGTTAGAAACTACAGGAGCCTCTTCTTTCTTCTCTACAGGACCTTTCCACAAATAGTTGATTGCTTCTACTTTCTTAGCGCTCGGAGGATTAAATTCCTCAAAGCGATGTTGTGAATCATTATCGATTGGTGCTTTTCTCATGTCGTCTTCTTCTGGTACTTTCACTTTGAATGGTTTAATTCCTAGAATATAACATACATCCTGATACCATCCCCACTCTATGCGCTGATTGTTTGCCTTAGCATAGGCCGTAGCCTTACCAAAAAACAACCCCTTAGGGCTTTTAACGTCCTTCCCTTTGATCACTATGCCGATAGCATAATCAAGAGCACTCTGTTGAAATACGACGCACTTGAGCATCTCTTGCTCAGTAAGATCTAATACCCCTGCAATGTTCTTTATCTTCTGGGTAATAATCAAATCATAGGTACGTGGTGACAATAACGCTTCTCGCGCCTTAGGATGGTCTTTACGTTGTGATATATACTCACGTTGTTCTTTTGCTAACATTACTTTAACTAACTCCCGTCGTATCTTACCTTTTTTGTAATTACTAACGTCACCCTTGGCTAATAAGAAGAGATTCTTATTAATATTAATACTATAAGAGAAAGAAGGAGTATAGTATGGTGTGACATTATTTTTCTTTACTATATGTGTTTGTTTGGACAGTGTACTACGTTCACGTTTCTGCGAACAAAGGAGGGAAAGGTTAAAGCTAAACATTGCTGGTAGGAATATGGCTAGAAGCTTTCTAAGCTTAGGATCTTTAAAGGTATCCGATAGAATGATAGTGCATACTTCCATATGACCTTTTTTCTGAGTTATTAACCCATGCTCCTGAAAGAATGATCTATAACGACAAATTGTTTCACGTACTACTCCAACCCTTTTAGCAAAGTAAGCATCACTTGCTTTAGTAGTCTTCCAATTACGATTACTCCACACAAGACTATTCAAAAACCGTCGCTTACCCTTAGATAGCTTACGTATAAAGCTCGCTGGAGACGTCTTCCATAGCTTAGAATGAGCCGATCTGATCGAACGATCCGACAAAGCCCTATAAATAAAGGCTTTTTTGTAAGATTCTTCTTGACTATATGAAGCTTTTAGTCTAACATTACTAGTAACCAAAGGGTTTCCTTTGTTTTTGAAATTGATTCTTAGTCGAGCTAATATTTGCATCAAAGTGTTTTCTTTGTTTGTGAAGTTGGTTTTTAGAAGAGCTAATATTTGCATCAAAGTGTTTTCTTTGTTTGTGAAGTTGGTTTTTAGAAGAGTTAATCTTTGCATCAAAGTGTTTTCTTTGTTTGTGAAGTTGGTTTTTAGAAGAGTTAATCTTTTTAAACAAATGGTTTCTTAAAAGTCTTTCTGGTTTGTGAAATTGATTCTTAGTCGAGCTAATATTTACAGCCAATGGGTTTCCTTTAGGTTTATTAGTATGGGTCTGGTAAAACAGGCCTGTTCTTTTTCTTCTTTTATAGTTTGGTCATTAAGTTTCTGTGTGATACTAGGTTTAATGACCATATCTAGACATTTCAACTCTATACTATACTAAAACATATATATGTCTACCATGTCTATAATGAATGGTAGAATTTCTGCGTCTACTAATCAGTAGATAGGGTGATCATAAGACAAAAAAAAGAACTCCCAGCTAAGAGAGTTCGTTTTCTTGTAGAAATATGTTTTCTATTCGACGACTAATAAAATGATGAGTTATCGTTGAAATAACGAAAAGAAAAAATATAAGATAGATAGGCTTCATGAATGTATTTCTATAGTGCTCATTAAAACCATTGATTAAGTTTATTATCAATCCATGCATTGAGGGGCGAGCGCCTTGCAGGCTCCATGCAAAATTTATGTAAAAACAGTCGGAAACAGATTATAGAAATTATATTTCCCAAAACAATATGATACATATTGCTCATACTATACCCTCTGTAGCAATTAAATTAGAATCATTGAGAAAGTTTTTCATTCATATACTCCTTCCACCACTCGAGTTCTCCTGGCATTATTAAATAGTCGTATAAAAATAAATGAAATAAAACACAGCAAATAAAATGGCCTATGGCATTAGACATTAATAAGCTCATTGTCTATCATTCCAATAATATTGTTTTAAGAAATAAATGGTTATATTAAGTGTGAAAAAAAACACTGCATACATATACCAAGACCACATAGCATACTCCTTGTGAAAAGAGGGGCATACGCCCCTCTACTATTTTAATGATTATAAACTATCAAATAGGACCTGTTAAAGTTCCAAGAAGAATTCCTCCACCAACAGCTCCTGCCATACTTGCACTTTCAATTGCAGCACCACAGGTGCTCTCTAAGCCATAAAAAACTGATGCTCCTACAGCTGGCCCTCCAACTAAAGTAGCTCCAGCACTTATGACGTAAATAGTTCCATGACCAGCAGCGCTAACAAGAAACTTACCTGCTAATGCACCTATACTTGCACCTATTCCAAGACCACCCTTTAGCTCATGGTTAATACCAATAGTAGGTTCACCAAAAGCATCAACACCTTGCTTTAGCAAGCCATTTTTATCAACTTTTCTGATCTGGAAAATATTCAATGATCGTAACTCTTTGTCAACATTGTGAGCTGGAATAACTGATCTTTTTCCATCAACCAAAGATTGGAAGCTCACAGGCTTTTTGCTCAGTGATTTAATCCTAGCAATTCTCATAACTGTATCTTCTGGATCAGATTTTATTGGAAGCGGTTCAGGAAAACATCCCATTGCTAGAACAGGAGATGCGACTAACATAGATAGTAATAATGCTATACGTTTCATTTATTTTAATCTTTCTTAATTGAGGTTTAATAAAAACTACTTACTGCTTTTTCAATACTTTATATGCCACATATACTGTAGCCAATGTAGCTGATGTCTTAGGAAAGGCCGCTACAATTCTAGCAGCATCTACAATGCTATTTAAAGGAAAAGGAAGGCCACTACCTTGATTACATGCTTGAACTGGTAATGACACGAGAAGGCTTAACGCTAAAGCGTTTTTCAAAGATTTCATTTTTAATCTTTCTTAATTGAGGTATAATAAAAACACTACTTATATATTTGGATATGTGATACTCCGCTAATAAACTATCCAAGATTTATTAGGGAAAGGGACTCATGACCAGTTCCTTTCCTTATTTAATTGTTATACTTCTGCTTTTTCAAAACCAAATTCTTTTTCTTTTTCTATAATATAACGCTCTATCTTAGAGATACCTCTAGGATTAGTTAATCGATTCTTATCCAAAAATCCACTTAAGCAACAACGCGAAATCCCAATTGTTTTCGCTAAATCTCTATGTGTTGAATTTACATAAAGAACTATCTTATTCATTCGAACATGTAACTTAAGTTGATTAACCATTCTATAATTATCTTCAGCTATCATATAAGTCTCCTTCATATGTTGTTATAGTATAACATGTTTATAAATGTTTACAATTGTTTATAATATGCTATAATATAAGCTGTAGGTCAAGTTATTGGTAATATCTTGGTATGATTGTTAAAAATAAAAGGAAGTAAAATTATGAAAAAGTTTTTTGAATGCGCAGCATGTTGTAGTACAGTTCTTCATACAGAATCAAGTGAGCAATGGACTCCCTTCTGTAGTATGGGATGCGAAACCTCATTTAGCGAGCATGCTCCTATATCGCTTTTAAATAAAGTGTATCAAGACTATAAAGAGGGCAAAAGCTTTGTAGAGGTGTCTGTAGATGCGTCACAACCAAGCGCTTTCTCATAAAGTAAGGAGAAGTCATGGAAAACGAAACTAAATCTATCCTCGCTGGCCTAAGACACATAGCAGGCCAACTCAATGAGTTAAAGCAGGATAAAGTACAAGATAGTGCGCCTGTATCTAAAGAGCTACCAATGCTACCTCTCCATTCTGTCGAAGTAAATAAAATCCTGATTGCTAGATTTAAAGCTAGGCAAGAGTTAAAAGGACTTACGAAGGACTCTAAGGGGTTCGGCTATAAATATACTAAGCTCGATGCTCTTATAGGGTTCATAGAGCCCATCTTAGAGAAGCATAATCTATTACTCGAGCAACCTACGACAGAAGATGGTATATTGCATACCCGCTTATGGCATGTTGAGTCTTCACAGTGGATGGCATCTCGCTGGAAGCTACGTATTGCTGATGGATCACTTAAAGGGCAATCAATGGAACAAGAGACGGGAACTATTAATACATATACTCGTCGATATCAAACACTAAGTTTGCTTGGAATTCACCCTTGTGATGACACAGATGGGACAACAAGAAGATAAACCAACTATAAAAAGGAATAGATATGGCAGAAAAATGTTCACATACTGATGTAGTAGAAGCATGGAAAAGAGAATGTGATGCTTGGAAAAATAAGCATGATCATATGAAGAGTAAGTGCGAAGTATTAATGCAGAATAAAAAGATAGAGATAGAGTCTCTTGGTAAAATATATGCAGCTTTAAACGAAACCGAACGAAAGTTTGGAGTAACAATAGATTTTACTGGAAATGTAGAAGTAAGAAAAGAAAGTGATAATGGATAACAGAGATTTCCTTACAATTATAGAGAGTATTAAGTCACTACGTACGACAGTAGAAGACGCCTTAAAGGGTACACAGTCAAAATCAGATCCTTATCAATCAGAGAAGGTACATGAGCTTTATGCATCACTTGCATTGGCACAATCAAAATTGCCCGCTGTGAAGAACAATAAGGTCAACCCATGGTTTGAGTCGCCGTATGTAGATATCTTTGAAATAAGCCGCACAGTCTATCCCATTTTAGGTTCTGAAGGTCTTTCTATATCACAGCAAACACGTGTAACTGATAATGGTGGGACCGTTCTTTACACTCGGTTATGTCATAGCTCAGGCCAGTGGACTGAAAGTCGCTTGCGAGTAATACCACCTAAAAATGACATCGATAGTTTTAAGTCTACCTTCAACTCACTTAGATCAACTGCACTGCTTTCCATCTTGGGAGTTGGTGT